CCACCTCCTCCACCTCCTCCACCTCCTCCACCACCAAAGGTAGAAGTTGTAATGGATGATGGTTCTACAGCAGAATACGAAACTTATGAAGTAGAAGATGGTACTGTAGAAAGAGATAATCAAAGGAAAAAGAATGAAGAGCTTTATGGTTGTTATATTACTGATGCTGCTTTGGAACGTGGTGATTGCGAAATACCTGAAGAAGTTATAGAAGAAGAAGTTATAGAAGAAGAAGTTATAGAAGAAGAAGTTATAATAGTTGTTGATGAAGAACAACCAGATACCGAAGAAGAGCTTCCTGATGATGATGTTGTGGTACTTGAATTGGAGCTTGAAGATGAAGTGGAAGAACTTGAAACTATTACACAGGAAGATATTGTTGAAGAGGAAGTTAAAATTGATGTCAAGGAAATTGAAGAAGAGTTTAAGTTTGAAGAAGAAGAAATTATATTTGAGGACATTTCTGAAGATATAGTTATTGTAGTAGAGGAGGAAAAAGTTGAAGAGGTTGAAGAGATTACAGAAGAAGTTTTGGTTGAGCCAATACAGGAAGATGTTGAGGAGAGACCAGTTGAGGATCTTACAAAAGAAGAAGTAGCTGAAGAAGTTGCAGAGATTGAAGAAGTTATTGTTATAGAGATAGAGATAGCAACTGAAGAAGAGATAGAGGAATTTACAGAAGAGGAGTTAGTAGAATATGAAGAAGCAAAAGAAGAAGCTATACAAGAGTATGTACAAGAGCTTACTAACGAAGAAGCATCAGAGGTCCTAACAGAAGTAAATGATGTTGGTGTACAGAATTTAGACCAGGTATCAGAAGAAGTACAAGAAGTTGTACAAGCGGTAGTAGAAGAAGCTATAGAAAATGTTGAAGAACTTACGGAAGAACAAGTTGAAGTTGTTGCTGAAGTATTACAAGTTGAAACTCAAGATGTTGCTATCGTTGCAGAAGCAATTAAATCAGATGAAGTAGTAGCTGAAGCAGTAGAAGAGTATGTAGAAAGAGCTGTAGAAAATACAGATATAGAAGATTATACCTTAGCAGACGTGGTTGTTGAGGTTCAAATAGAGTCATTTATTGAAGATCCAATAGGTACTTTGATAGATGTCGATTTATCTAATGTGGTAATATCTAATATAGGTAAAGATATGACACAAGATCAACGTGAAAAAGCACAAGAAGTTGTAGTTCCAGTAATTATTGCTAGGATTGCAAGTTTAGTTGGGTTAGCAATGAGGAGATTCTAATGCCACATGCAGATAGAAAAGCATCTATGTTAAAAAAACACGGATTAAAAGGTGTCAATAAACCTAAGAGAACTCCAAAGCATGGTAGTAAATCACATGTTGTGCTTGCACAAGAGGGACATAAAATAAAATTAATTAGATTTGGACAACAAGGTGTATCTGGAGATAAAGGTAATACTGCTAGGTCAAAATCTTTTAAAGCAAGACACAAAAAAAATATTAAGAAAGGTAAAATGTCAGCAGCATTTTGGGCAAACAAAACTAAATGGTAAAAAAAGTAACATCCTGGATTATTTCAATTATAAAAGAAACTTTAAATTTAAGCTGGACTCTTGTTGGTTTGGTAATTGCAACACTAACATTAACAGGAACCGCACAACAAGTTACAGGATTAGCAACAGTTACTACTCTAGTTATATGGTTGCTTACTATGAATTTTAGAAAAGATAAACCAGAAAATAATAAGAGAAAGGTTAGTAGATAATGGATTGTTGTGGTAACGGTTGTTGCGGAGGAAAGTAATGTGCATGGTTACAACTAAAGAAGATGGATCATTTGTACAAATATGTAATTGTTTACACGGTAGTCAACATTGCCAGGAAATAAAATGAAATTACAAGTATTGAGATTTAGTTCAGAACCAGATAGTACATCAGGTATATTAATGGATGTTACTAATGCTATGAATAAAAAGTTTTTAGCATACACAATAGAAGATGAGTATAGAGAGGACAAGATCAGAGGTGAAACGAGAATACCTGCTGGTACTTATCCAGTTGTGTTAAGAGCAGAGGGTGGATTTTATTCACGTTATGTTAAATCTTATGGAGAAGAGTTTCATGGTGCAGGTATGCTGTGGATTAAAGACGTACCTGGATTTGAGTGGATCTTAATCCATAAAGGTAATGACGAATCAGCGACCATGGGTTGTTTAATTTTAGGAAATTCACAAGAGAGCAACATTGTGAAACCAAAGGGTTGGGTAGGAAGTTCAGGTTCTAATTACGCAACTACCTATCCTTATATAAGAGATGCATTAGTTAGAGGAGAAAAAGTAACAATACAATATGTCGACTATGATACTCAAGCTAATCCGTTTACTAAATTAAGAAGAAAAGCTAAAGCACCAGCAAAGAAAGTTACTAAAGTATATGAACCAAGGAAAGGATGGTGGAATTAATGCCTAACATGCCAGGTAAAAAGAAGAAAAGATATTCTTCAAAGCGCAAAAAAAAAGCAACTAAATACTAGGAATTATATAATTATAAAATGTCCTAGTTGTGATCGTCCTTTAATTTATAAAGGTAATAATTTTGTGTGCTTAAACAGAGAGTGTAGGCATTTTAATAAAAACCAATTTAATACAAATAAAAGATAGAAATGTCGTATATGTATAGTATAATTTTAGTATGAGTTTATTTGAAAAAAGTAAAAGAGCAAGAAACCAGGACGGTACGTTTAAGAAAGACGTATGGTGGACTCCATGGTCAGACACATGGGAGTATAAATTGAGCGAAGAACTCAAAGATATGTTAGAGCGAACCTTTTGGACATTCGTTGAAGCATTTCTCGGAGCGTTAGTCGTAGCACCATTAGCTGGAGTTGAGGCAGAGACACTTCAACTTGCAGCATTAGCTGGTGGTGGAGCTGCATTAGCAGTTGTTAAGACATACGCTAAAAAACAAATAACAAAATAATTACTTGAGAAAGGTGGTTTCTATTGAGTAGTAAGAAATCTCAAAGTAAGTTACAGGAACTTACTAAGAGTCAGCAGGACGTATCACACAATACTAAAGCTCCAATACCTACTCATCCGCAAGGATGGGAACCAGGTGTTAGCTTTACACATGGTAATAAAAAAGGAACTATAACTTCCAGACCAACTACTAATGCAAGTCCTAAGTTTGAGGACTTGTTAAGAGACTGGGGATTCGATCCTAATCATTACACAATATTAGAAAATACTTTGCAAGTCAGGACCTGGGATATGAATATGGGTTCAGGAAATGTGCAACAAGCATGGTATTATCGTGCAACTATTGTTGCTAATGATTTAGCTTTATCAGATAAAGATTATGACAGACTCTTAAGTTGGATAAAGTCTCACAAAAGAAAACCAAAACCAAAAGTTACAAGACCTAACAGATCTTTTTTTGTAGCCATATCTGATTTACAATTAGGTAAACGTGATGGCGGTGGGACAGAAGCTATCATAGAAAGATTCTTAGACAAAATAGATAAAGTAAAAGAACGATATGAATTTTTACGTAAAGCAGGCATGGAGTTTGATCAACTTACTATCGTAGGATTAGGTGATATTGTCGAGGGATGTTTAGGGTTTTATCCCGATCAAACTTTTTCAGTCGAATTAGATAATAGATCTCAAATAAAAGTAGCACGTAAGTTGATAGCTAAAGCCATAGTAGAGTGGTCTAAAGATTTTGATCTTGTAGTTGTCGGTGCAGTCCCAGGTAATCATGGAGCCAAACGAGTATCTAAAGGTGTAGCACCTACTGGTGAGATGGACAATTCAGACTTAGAAGTTTTTGAACAGCTTGGTGAAATCTTTGCACAGAACGAAACATACAATCATGTCAAATTTATTATTCCTGATGAGCCACATTTAACTTTTAATATATGCGGTACTGTTTGTAGTTTTACTCACGGTCATGCTATTGGTGGCGGGGGAGGTAAGCCAGAAGTTAAAGTTATGAATTGGTGGAAGAATCAAGCATTTGGTTGGCAACATCCAGGAGATTCTAAGTTGTTAATATCAGGTCATTACCATCATTACATACATAAAACAGATCCTCGTAGTTGGTTTCAAGTTCCTAGTTTAGATGAGTCTACATGGTTTAAACATCAAACAGGTAAGAGTACACAACAGGGTGTGTTTACATTAGTTATAGAGGAAACAGAAAGAGGGTATTCAAATGCAGAGGTCGTCTGATTTATTTGGAGATGAAGAACAATTAAAACAATGGTGTATAAATTTACATAACTCTTTAGGTGGATTTGAAGTTACTAAAACAATAACGTTATCAAAAAAAAATATGACAAAAGTAAAATCATTATGTGAACAATTTGTGTTGGAATGGAATACAAATATGCTTGCAGCAATTAAAAGTGCAGAGGAGGAAGAGTGAAAATAAAAATAATAGTTTCTAATGGTGGTGAATTTAAAGACATAGATTTTATAGATGCCCCTATGCACATACCTATGGATGTAGAAGTAGTACAAGAAGAAGAAGAATAATAATGGGTGGTTGGTTGCCATGTTTCAAATGTAATAATTATTTTCACACACACAATGGCGGTGCTTATATAAATGATGAAAGTTATTGTGAACGTTGTGCAAGCGAAATAGAAGCATATTGGGAAATGAAAGAAGAAGAATAATAATGCGTAAAGACGATTGGGTATATTTACAAGATGGTACAAAAGTACACGTTTCCTGGATCAATACAGAATTTGAGGAAGAATGACTACATGTAATGTTTGTAGTGCTGATATAGATTTAGATGCAGGAGATATAATTGGTTCATTTGGAATAAGTCCAGTTGCTTTTTGTGTGTGGTGCTACTCTTCCATGATAGATATGGTTAGACAAACTACAATGTGTAAGTGTGAAGAAGAATGATAAACAAAAAAAGTGATCTATTGCTAGACCACTTTTCTGTTCGTTTGTTATTGAGGTACGGAGGTACATCTTTGAAACGATATAAAATTATACCATACCTTTATTTAATACTTGCAATTTTTTTATTTTTTTTTAGAATAATATTATGAAGAAAAAACAAATATCAATAATGTTTACTGACACAAGTGTAAGAGATTACATTGTAACTGCTGACAGTATAGAAGAATGTGAAAAAATATTTGATATGATTTGGTTGCACAAAGAACAAAGCATACAAGATTTATGTTTTCAATATAATGTAAATGCTAAAACAAAGTTATGGGTACACTACGAAATGAATGATAAAATCATAGCTTCGTATGATGATGAACCTATGAGGTTAGATACAAAGGAGGACGAATAATGGACGACAAAGTATATAAGAAGTTGACGGCACATTTTAAAGATGATGAAGTAAAGGCACCACCAACAGGTAAGTACGGAAAGTATGTACCACACCACTTAATTACTAAAAGATTAAATGATGTAGTGCCAGGAAAATGGAACTTTACAATGAAAAAAGAAATAAGAAATAAAGAGGGAGAACTTGAGGGTGTTGTAATGAGTCTATATATTGAGGGATTACAAGGACCTAATGATGAGGTTGGTGATGTAGATAGAAATGATAAACAGAATGGTAAAAGAACTGAATCAGAATTATTAAAGCTAGCATTTAGTGATGCTTTAAAACGGTGTGCCATGAGATACGGTATCGGGCTTCATTTGTGGACTGGATTACCTGAAGAAGAATTGTGGAGTATGTCGTCCGATTCAACAGCGAAGCAAGCAACTGAATTGGAGGAGGTAGAAACTAAATCTGTACCAGTTGCAGAGCAGACACAGACACCACCTCCTAATTCAGTAAATGCTCCAGGTAATCAATTAGAAAACACTAAAAAAATAATTGCGTACATAAAAAATACATTGTTATTTACTTATGGATTGGACAAAGAAGCTGAACAAAAAGTTATTAAACATTTAGTAGAGTTCGGTAAACAAAGAATGCTAAAGAATGATGTATCTGTAGAACAATTTTCTAGTAGTGAGATAGACACACTACTTGATAAAATTGCTTTGTATTTTGAAAAAAATGGAGAGCAAATAATTACAACACATACTGATGAACATTTATCTGCGTTGTCTGAAGCAGGTTTTGAAGCAGAAGTAATAGAACAGGAGAGTGATATGACAGAAATACCTGACGGTAAATGGAAAGAAGATCCAATGACAGAGGCACAAGCAAACTTTATGCTTAATACTTTGATACCAGAATGTATTGATGCAGGTCAAGATGCTTTCGCACAAGAAGCTAAGACAAAAGTTCAAGGCGGAGAGTTATCTAAAGGACAAGCATCTGATTTAATTACAAAGCTCAAAGAATCTAAAGCTAAGTAATTGGATTACAAAGAAATAATTCGTGGCATTTTATCTGATGGCAATTGGCATTGTATTAATTCTATTATCCTTGAGACAGGTACGTCAGCAAGAAATAGGATTAGTGAAATGAACATTGCCTCAGAAAAAGAAACAGGCAACAGAATTATTGATGGTGCGCCATGTGATATGGATGGTCATAATCACAGGTCCAGAGTATACAAGTACCGTAATGTACATCATGAAGAAAAAGAATACATGATGCAAACCTTTGATGATTTGATTGCGTTAGATTTATGAAAGACGTAATAAAATCTAAAGGTGCTATTGCAGTATACGATTTACTTGTGTCGTGCGCTATTTTAGAAAGTGCTACATCATTAAAAGAGATTGATCCTGGAGACAAAATTTCTTGGATTCCTGATAGTGGATTTGATAATGAAACTACATTTTTAATGAGTGATAATATGTTTGAGATACCTACAAGCGATTGTCCACATTGGGGTGGTATGCACATGGGATATGTAAACACTAAAGGTTATGGTACTTTAGAAATACTATTAGACTTTAATGATTTGTTTGTATTTAATTATACAAAGCAAGGTGTTCAGCTAGATTATGGTAGAGCATTTTATGATTCTATGAATGGTTGGTTAATGGAGACATCATCTATATTAAACAGTAGTAAGTCGTTAAAGAAAAAAAGAATGCAAATAAAGAAAGAGTATAAAGATAATACATACAAAAATGATATAAGTTTTTATACAAAATAAACACAAAGGCAGTCGGAAAGTATGAATGAACAAACCAAAACAACAGGGTACGAGGTTAGAAACTTTCGTAGCAAAATTGCTAGGAGGAGAAAGATTACCAGAGGGAGGTAAGTACGATAGAGGAGATGTGGTTTTTAAATGGAATGGCATTGAGTTCTTTGTTGAATGCAAAGCCAGACAATCCTTAAACGTAACAAGAGAACTAGCTAAAGCAATTAAAAAATCTAAATCAGATTTTACTGCACTTATATGGAAACGATTAGTTAAAACAGATAAAAACAAAAGACAACCAGACGGTGTACCTATTGTAGTATGTTTACCGTTAGAAACTTTTTGTGAAATAATTGAATCCAGGAAAGGGAATGAATTTTTTGACGAACCATTTTGGAAAACGGTACCTACCTCATGACATGTGTCGTGCGATAAATTTAAAACACATGTGTCGTGCGTGATATAGATAAACATATAGATATACAGGCGAGGAAGATCGCTTTACAATTACAATCATTGATGGCGGTAGTTGATTTTCAGTACAATAGGCATGAACCATGTTTGGTTTGTAATAGAAAGTTCATGCATCACTATGACGGACTGCCCTGTGAAGATGATGACAAGGTTAAAAAGAGAGCGGAGTTTAACAATCCAATAAACACAAAAGAAAAAGCGAGGAACTTCCTCGCTTAATCCTCAATAACATACGTTAATTATTCTCCGTACACATCCTTAAGTAAAGTTTGCCATGTACCTCCATTTTTGTAATGGTCGTGTATCGGTTTCATGTGTTCTTCATAACATGGTTTATGGTATGTTCCTCCATAGCTAGAGACATTTACTTCTCCTTTCATAAAGCTCGTACCATCCATGCAGTAATTACACCTCATTAATAATTCCACTCACAATAACCTTGCTCCTTTCTGATTGTATACAATCTAGTTTCTGCTATCGCTATTACGTCTATTAGGTGGTCCTCTGAATCACATTTTCTTAAGTGTTCAAAGACATCCCATGTATATAGTCTCATTCTTCCTCCTCTAGTTTATCCTCGTATTCGAATGTAGTTTTGTTTGTTGTATCAACACAGTCAATCCAACCTACATAACCTCCTAAAGTATCTTTTAACGCTACAAATAGGTCTGCGTATTTAGGTAGGTGTGGATTATTTTCATCTTGTGTGTAAGCATGAATAATTATTTTAGCCATTACTCCTCCTCTCCAAATTGTTCGTTCATTTTCTGTTCTACTTTATCAAATGCTTCTGAATTTTCAAAATCTAATCCAGTAATTTCTTGTTCAAGATAATAAATTCTCTGCTCTAACTTATAATGCTCTTGCTCTAACTTTTTATACTCTTTGTATATGTCGCTCACTCTATCTTCTCCTTACCTACAACTCTACCTTTAGAGTCGTACCAGTACTCGTACTGTGTCGTGCGATTCTTATCTTCTTTTTTAATCTTCTTAAAATTTAGATCAATTGGATTGGGACCACATACAAAACAATCAGTCAATTGCGGAGCTATCCAATTGCCACACACTTTGCAAATCATCTACTCTCCTCCCAACAATCATTACACCTCTCCAAATTTCCGTCTCCTTTGAAGTGCATGTTGCACCAGTCACATAAGGTTGCACCATCTAGTTCATCTCCTACTTGTATAATCTCTCCTAATTTTAACATTATTCCTCCTCTTGAAATAAATTAAAATCCTCATCTGGATTATTGTGTTTGTTTAACATTACTTTCATAATCATTTCTTTAGCTTCTGGAGAATCAATCTTGAAACCCTCTTTATCAAATGGATTATCTTTCATTATTCTTCCTCCTTTATTACTGTTATAGCGTGTTCTAAACCTGCTATATATCCTCTGTCCCAGTAAATATCTTTACCTAACATTGCAGATTTGTCTATCTCTAATTCTGCTTGTACAATTTCGATTAATTTTTTTAATCGTTGTCTACTATTATTTGGCATTGTATTCTTCCTCCTCACAATCACAATCTATTGGTAACTTATATGGTGCGAAATCTACACCTATTGTGCAACAAATATCTTCTTCACTAATTTCATAGATATTAAATTTAGTCATTATTCTTCCTCCTCTAAATGTTGTAACCAATCTTTAGGTTGCATATCGTAAACGAAATCTTCTGCATCTTTTTCATCAGTCGCATCAAACTTTACTAATATCTTATATGTTTTTTGTCTTTCTTCCTCTCTTGTATCTTCTACATTAAATTTAATTGTTATGTGTGTGTCTTTGTCCTCTACAAATTCCCAATCTGTATGTCCAAATAAAATCTCACAACAACTATCTAATTCTTCTGTATCTATTCCTGGCATTACTTCCTCCTATCGCAATCTTGTTTTCTGCAATAACTTCTACCTACTGTTCGTTCTTTACCACTTCTATAATCAAACTCTGTCATTCGCATACAACCACAAGTCCAATC